CTCGCTGGTTCCTGGCATTGGTTGCGAACTCAGCATCCTTCTGTGCCTTGTAAGCCGCTTCCTGCTCTACTGCCGTAGCATCTTCAGTGTTGGCAAAGACGGGGCCAAGGATGTACTTGGTGTACCACTTGCCATCAACCTGCTCAACACCAGCACGCATGGAGTATTGATAAACAGTACCGCCAGTGGCCTGTGCGCCTTCAAAGACAACATCAGCCCCCAGAGCTTCCAAGACCTCATCGGTAGTGCGATCCCATGTAGGGCCACCATTCTCTTTCTGGTAGCGCCGGAACTGATCTTCCAGCATCACCTCGCCTGTACTGCGTAGTCTGATTTCCATAGGTGCTCCTTATGCGTATGCCCATTGACCCTGAAAGTTGTTTTTACAGCGCCACATAACAGTTGCGCGCTTTACTCCAGTAGCCTGTTCGCATTCGCCAGACGTATCAAAAACCCCAGCCGGAGTCACATAACGTTTACCCAAATGCGCGGCAGCCAATGCCTTGGCATGAGCTAATGACTTGGTTTTTCCTCGTAATGCGTTGCCAATTTTCTCAGACCACTTTGCATCGCGCTTGGCTCCGGCATGAGGCAATCTGCTATTAGCTTCAACCGTGTCGCAGTAGACGTTCCAAACCGCATAAGGGCCAACATCATTTGTGCGGCACATCTGATAGCATCCAGCCTTCTTGCCACGAAGCTCCCATTTCCCAGTATCAATCCACCAAGCCTTCCATTCTTCAAACGTAAATAGAAAATCAATCCCCCTACGTTTTGAATCTGCCTTGCTGCGAGTGTACCCTTGTCTGAATTTGTCTTTGGTCATATCAGGCCACGCTCAGGAAAATGTAACTTGCCCCGTTTATATTAACATTGTTGCCTGCGGCGCTACTTAACTCAAAGCCTGCACTATAAGTATCAACCCAATCTGTTGTTGTCACTTCTGCTGCAGTAGAGTTCAAAACGAGGTAGCTGTCGTTACCAGCCACGATTCCCCGAGCGGTGTCGTAAACGTACCAGTCGCCAGTGGTGTCCGTTCGCTTGATGAGGACGAACCTTGCGCCTCCAGTGAAGCCGCAGTCGATCTGCTTGGTTGTGCCTGATCCGGTGTAGCTGCCGACTTTGCTGACGCCAGCGACGGTGGCGAATAGGTAGGCGACGTAGGTAACACCAGAAGCATTAAACCCCAATCCCAAAGAACTACTTACAGTGACGGATGTGCTAGTAGGACTAATGTTTCCATCAGTAGCCCCTGCGGTAGTTTCATTCAGACGCAAAAACTGAGTTGCTCCATAGTAAACAGTCCACCCCCCTGCCCCGCTTCTAGACTTAAAAATGCTTAACTCCGGAGCAGCACCAAGATTATGGCTAATAACTTGTGTTCCGGGGCCATTACCCGTATAGCACACCACATCAAAGAAGCCGGGGGCGCGACGGAAAGCATAAACTGCCGATGTAACACCGCTGCCGTTTAACTCATCAGTAAGGCCAGCGTTTGAACCGTATGTATATCCTGTATTATCAACAGTTCCAAACGTGTAAGTACCACTATTTGATTCGGAGCTGGTTGCATCAGATGCGAGTTTCTGAACAAACCCGCGCAATCTATCCTGCTGTTTCCAGCCATAACCAAGTGCTCTCCACTTAAACATGAATAAATCAGTGGGAAATCCGACATTTACTACTGTGCTAGACGAACCATCTCCGGTTCTTGCAATAGGCGTAAACACACTCGTCCCACTCGTCGGCGTCTTCATCGGGCCACGGCGGATGGCGATGTAGATGTAGGTGCGGCTTGCGTTTAATGAAATGTTTGCCCCTGTAGCAAATACTTTCACATCACCCGTAGCAGAATTTTCTGCGCCTGATGTATTTGGGACAAGTCTTGCTGTCAAAGAGCCAGAACCAATACCAACAAGTCCGCGCATATTGTCTGAAACGCGCCAATCATCAGCAGCCCCTATATCTTTTGTCAGAATCCACTGAGGCTCCCATCCGAGGTTAATTGTGGCATTGGTTGAACCATCAGTCGTAAACGACCCACACGAAATAACATTGTCCGTACCAGACAGGCCAAAGCCGCCTGCATCGTGGGCGAAGAGGTAGGCGACGTATTGGTCGCCATTGGCGTTAAGTGTGTTTGCGCCACCCGGCTGATTAACAACAAAATAAGTGCTTGTAGGTGTTCCAAACAAAGTATCATTTGTTGCAGCCGCAGCAGTTGTGTTTAGGAACAAACTTTGTGATGGTGAAACACTACGATGATAAACAGACCAGTTTTGTGGACCACCAGCACCAGTAAAACTTAGGCATTTGACAATAATGCAACCGGGTGTTGATCCAAGGTTGTGGGCAACTTGTCTATCATTTTGTCCATTCCCCGTATAAGTCACAACATCAAAGAACTTCGGCTGCTTGCGGAATGTCCATGAGGTGATTTTTCTACCGGAATCATTACTATTACCACTGTTGTATCCAAGCGTAAAACCATCAGTATTGAAAGCAGTTAAATCACCATAGGTCTGTTGTGCCATCGTACTATTTGAGGCAAGTATTTTTGTTGAGCCACGGAGCGTGTCTTCAATGTCGTGATTAGATACTGTTTCTCTGTTTTTTAACCAAACCATCCCGCCTTTACCGGCTAGATCAATCCCGTTGGTGATGGTCTGCGTAGAGCCGTTGCCGGTATAGAGATACGTCGAGAACACATCCTCGATATACACTTTAGGCGCAGAGGCAGTGAATTCCCCGTAACCTTGGGAAGATGCAGCAGCTTTGGTGGTGGTGACGGGCATCGTTGTCTCTTATTTGAATTGAGTCTGGGAAGCCAACACAGTAAACGTGCCATTACCCGTCTTGATAACCGTATACACATACGAATCAATACCGCTGGCATTCCCTGCTGCCCATGCCGTACCGCCTTGATACTTAGGAGTCACCGATACACCATCGACCTGAACGGCAGAGTTGTAATAGGCCGTTGACCCCTGCGTCACCAGATGAGCTACGGTAATCGCCTGGCCTACCGACATCAAGTTATCCAGTTTAGTGTACTGGTCGCCCCGTAGGTTCAATGTCCAGTTAGCGGATGCGTTAGAGGTGTAGTACAGAACCGACTGCTGATTAACGTCAAAGTTAATAGTGCCTGTCGCAGCTACGGCAGCCACGGCAGACGTTTCCGTAAATCCTTTTGTTAGATCAAGAGTAGGAACGTTAGGGACGTAATTAAACGCCGTGCGCTGAAGCTGGGGCATTAGTAGTTGCCTCCGAATGCGCTTACTGCAATAGCGATGTTCGTACCGCCAGCAGCTACCGTAGTGCCAGCGTAAATACGATAAGACGCGGGGAGATTCAGTCCATTCACAGGCAGCGTCAGAGAGTAGGTCGTTAATGCAGACGTCCCCAGAGCCGTTACTGCGGTAGCTGGGATAGCCACTTCACCAAGGAAGATGTTGTTGCCTGCTGTCGTATTGGCAGAGCCATTGTTGATCCAAAAACGAACCAAGGTGGCAGCCGAGGTGCCAGAGGCAGTAGCGCCGTTGGTAGAAGCCAATCGACATACAACCTGATCCAGGCGAGAACCATCAGCGCCAGCAGTGAACGCTAGCACCATAGCAGTACCAGTAGCCTCAGTACCATCAAAGGCTTTGGTGTTAGTCATGGCGGTCGAAAGAATAGCATTCAACGCACCAACATTAGGGGTCTGGGTAAAGATGGGGGTAGCTGTAACGGCCATGATTAGAATCCTCCGAAGGAATTAGCTAGAAATATATTGGAACCGCTTCTAGCGGCTGCAATAGATGTTGATGCCCAAGTGGTACCATTACTTGTAAGTACATTACCACTAGTGCCTGGTGCCACAAACTGAACAGCACTTGTGCCGTTGCCAAGGATGACGTTGTTGGCAGTGAGTGTCGTAGCTCCTGTGCCTCCACTACCTACAGCAAGCGTCCCTGTAGTCTGTGTTGCTAAGTTAATACTAGTAGCTGTAGGTGCTACGTTAGCCCAAGCAGAGCCTGTATAGACCTTCATGGTATTGTCAGAGGTATTAAAATATAAAGCCCCTGTCAGCAAAGCATTACCATCATTGTCTACAGAGGGATCAGAGGATTTCTGTCCCAAATAACGATCATCAAACGCATCATAACTATTAGCAGCAGACGTAGCAGCACTGGAGGCACTAGAGGCACTAGAGGCTGCGTTAGAAGCTGAAGTAGCTGCATTAGAGGCTGAAGTAGCTGCGTTAGAAGCTGAAGTAGCAGCAGCAGCAGCGGAGGCAGCAGCGGCAGTGGTAGAACCAAACAAAGTATCGATGTAGTTCTTTGTAGCTACATCTTGAGCATTAGTAGGGTCACCAGCACCTGTGATCTTATTGGTGCCCATTGCAATAGCACCAGACATCGTACCACCCGTTAGGGGCAGCATCAGGTCAGCGTAGGCTTTGGTAGCGGCATCAGTATTGGAAGTAGGAGTACCAAGACCAGTGATCTTGTTAGTCCCCATTGCAATAGCACCTGTCATGGTGCCGCCGGACAGGCTTAACTTCCCAGCAAGAGAATTGGTTACGGTAGTCGAAAAGCTAGCATCATTGCCGAGTGCAGCGGCTAGTTCGTTAAGAGTATCCAATGCACCAGGAGCAGAGGCTACCAGATTACTGACCTGAGTATCTACATAGCCCTTGGTGGCTGCATCAGTGCTGGCAGATGGAGCGCCAATGTCAGAAAGCGTAGCTCCATTAAAATCTAAAGTACCATTAACTACCAAGTTATTAAGAGTAGTAGTGCCAGAGGAAGCAGTGACGTTTCCTGTGACATTCCCAGTCACATTACCAGTAAGATTACCCGTGACGTTACCAGTGACGTTGCCGGTAAGGTCTCCACTGAAGCCAGTGGTGGCAGTGACTGTGGTGCCTCGGACAGTAGTAGCAGTTGTAGCTCCTACCGTAGTGCCATTGATAGTACCACCAGTGATAGTAGCATTGCTGGAGGTCACAGCCCCTGTGATAGTACCGCTGGAGGTAATGTTGCCTGTAGTAACAGAAGAAGGATTAGTACCCAGTTCTACTACAGTGGCAGACGCATTCTCAGTGAACAGGCGCTTGTCAGTGACGTTGACTGCCAGTTCGCCTTGGACAAGGTTAGCGGCAGAAGGTACAGCGGCTGCTGTAGAACTATTCTTGATAATGATTGTTGACGGCATAGACCCCTCGTAGTTC